CTACAGGTCTAGCTGCTTCTCGATGAGCGCTGGGATGTCCGGGCCGTCGCTGCGTATCCATTTACCGTAGCGGCGCTGAATCATGGTGATCGTGGCGTGGCCAACGTGGTTGGAGATCCAGTGCAGCGGTACCACGCCGAGGGAAAGTAGTTGGCTGATGAACGTGTGCCGGCACTGGTTGGGGCCACGATAACGAACGCCAGCGCGTTTGAGGTGGGTTTTCCAGAAGCGCTCACGAATGGCGTTCTCGTAGAACGGCTCGTTGTTACGGGAATTCAAAAACACCAGGCGTAGCTTCTCTTTTCGCACCGTCCGGTTATCCCGATCGACCACCTCGTAAACGCGCGGCTCCAGTTTGCCGGTGATGGCATACTGCGCCTGCAGTGCCTCCCGGGCAGGTTTGAGCAGATGATGCACCCGAGTAGAGCGCTTGGTTTTCGTCACCTTGAAACGCCCCCGCACGACCGCCCGCCGATAGCGAATAATCCCCTTATCCACATCCAGTATGTCCTCCCAGGCAAGCGCCTGTGCCTCTGAAATGCGTGGCCCATCGAACAGGGCGAACTTGATCAGGTTCAGCTCCTGCTCGCGTGTGGTTGGCGTGTCCAGGATCAGCTTGATCTCGCTGCGCGTGAAAGGGTCGGGATCTTCATCATCCGGCAAGCGAATGGTGATACCGCTGGTGGGGTCGAACGACTTCTTATTGCGCGTGGCATAAAGCCGAAAGGTTTGCCGCATGATGCTGACGATCTCTTTGATCGTCTTGTTGGCCAGCGTGGCCGAGAGCTCCTTTTGAATCCAAGACTGCAGCTCGATGTGGTCGATCGCATCCGCCTGCGCCTCGCCCCACTTCGGCCTGACGTGGGTTTCAGCCTTGGAAAGCACACCGCGATAGCTGGAGTACGCCAGCTCGTTTTTTCTTGATGGCCAGCCACAGATCCAGGTAGTGGCCGAAACGGTTCTCAGCCAGGCGCCTGGAGTCAGGAAAGTGGCGAGCGTAGTCGAACGTGCCGGCCTCGATCTCGTAGTTGATGATGGTCGCCAGGCGCTTTGCATGTTCGATGTTCTTCTCAGTCGCTGCACCAGGCAGCGGCTCGCGGCAAAGCTCCCCCCTCCCAGCGGAAATAGATGCGCACGGCGTTGCCGCGAACTTCAACCCCATCAGCCATGAAGCCCCCTTTGTTGAACTGTAAATATAAACAGTGTATTTCAGTTTGAAAGGGAGCGAAACGCTTTGCTTTCTTATACCGTTATCTCAGGCCTTAGCTAAAACGCCGCGCTAGGCGGCGTTGTGACTTATCACTCTCCTCGTTTAGAGCTCCTGGCTGCTATGCAGTCAGCGATCCATTCCTCGATGTCAGACTCCAGCCAGGCGACACTTTTGCCACCGATGGGCACCGGTGCCGGAAAGGTGCTCTTTCTGATGCCATCGTAAATGGCTGAGCGGCTTTTGCCTGTGCGGTTTTCTACTTCCTTTCGACGTAGCAGGCGGTTACCTGTGGTGGGTGTTGTCATGGTTGATGACCTCCTTGCTGCTTCCAACTTAGGAAGCGTTGGCGAATGCGGCGGAACTTAGCCGCCGCGGTGACGTGGTGATCTAACTCCGCCCGGCTCTGGATCTCGCAAGCAGCACAGAGCCAGTCGCGGGCGTCTTCTGTGTTGTGGGTGCCGTCGGGCAGTTGGCTCTCGGTCATGCCGTGCTTGGCGCGCCGACAGCGGTCGAGGTAGAGCTGAAACTGCGCGTCCTGGCACAGCATGGCGGCTTGCCGAGCAAGCTGGCCGCCCTTAGGGCTGTTAGCGGCCATAGCGCCCCCGTTGTTCGCGGATGCTTTGGCATTCGATGCACGTGGCTACCCAAGGCAGGGCATCGCGGCGGGCTTGGGGGGATCTCGTGGCCGCAGTCTTCGCACTCCGGGTCCGGGTTGGGAATGTGCAGGGAAAGGCGGCTGCTGAGGGCGGCTTGCATGCGGCGCTCCATCAGATCGGCGGCGATGTCGGCGTTGTCGGCCATGGTTACTGCTCCTTCTCTTGCTCGATGGCGGCAAAGCGCTGCATCAGCCTGTTTCCATCAGGCGTGAACTCGTGCAGCTCATCACTGGCGTAGAGGCTCCACTCGATAATGGTGATTGCGGCTTGCTGCAGGTCGCGGTCCAGTACCCGTAGGCGGGTGAGATCCAGCGGCCAGGCGTAGCTGTTGTAAGCGGAAAGCAGAATGCGCCGGCAGTGGTGGCTTTGGCCGCTTTCTTTCTGGGCCACGACGGCGAGGCGACTCCAGGCATCTGGGCCTTTTAGGTCGAGCGTTTGGCGCTTTTGATCGGCTTCATCTTCGGCGGCAATCATGGCTTCCAATGCCTGGCGGTTGCGTTCACGAATACGCTGAACCACCAGGGGCATACTGGGTTGAGTGGTCATCACAGGCTCCTTCATGCTTGAAACACCCAGCACTTCACGCTGCCGCCGTGCAGGCGGACGCGGGAGTTCACGGTGCGGTTGGATTCGATAAACTTGCGGGTCTTGCTGGTCTTCAAATAGCGTTTCAGCTCGCGCATTTCGGGGGGTGCGCAGCTTGTACTCGGCGCAGGTACGCTCGAAGTCTTTGAGATTCACGGCGATATGCTCGCTGCCCTTGCCGTAGTGGTTCAGCTGCGGCTCATCGCGCAGGCCTTCGATGTAGTCGAAGGCTTCCCAAAATTCGGCCACCATCGGGTGGTCGGCGTTGATGGATTGCTGCCGCTCACGGGCCATCTGCTCCACCATGCCGTTGGCCATATCGATGGTTTGTTGGTCGAACAGCCCCAAGCCCTCCGGCCCCCAGGCACTCCACCAACGCCATCAGCTGGCCGTGGCACTTGGCGATACGCAGCACCTTGATATCCGGGTCATCGGCCAAGCGGTCGGCGTAGAAGCGGGCGCGCTGGGTGATGGTGGCCAGCAGCGCGGCTTCCCGCTGGGCCACGGCCAGGGCGAACTGGCTGACGCGCTCTAGCTCGGTGCGTTCCAGCGCCTCGGCCAGCGCTTTGGTGGTTTTGTTCTGGCCTTCCCGGGTGAAATGCAGGTGGCAGATACGGGTTTGAATCGCCTCGCCCGCCTGCACTGGGGCGTTCTGGCTAATCACGATGCTGCCGCGAAAGGGCGGTTCGTAGGTGTCGTTGCCGCTGTTCTTCACGCCACGGGCGCGGATCGAGCGGCCGTTAAAGGCGGTTTTCAGCTCGTCCCAGTCGAACTGCTTCTGCTTGGCGCCGCCTTCCTGCTCGCGGTCGGATTCGATCAGCACCACCGGCAGGTTGCTCACCTGGGCAAAGTTACGGCTGCGGGCGGGCATGGTGGCCTTGCTGGGGTCGAAGCCTTCATAGTCGCGCCGGCCGCACAGCTTCCAGAGGAACTCGATCAGCGTGGATTTACCCGCGCCGGCTTCGCCCACAATCTCTAAAAACGGGAAGCTGCCCATTTCGGCGCGGATCTGCTCCGCTAGCAGGCTGCCCATCCAATACGCCAGGGCCACCACGCCCCCGAGAGCCAAACGCGCCCAAGAGCTGCTGCGTCCACTCGGTGCTGAACGCCTTGCGGTCGGGGTTGATGTGCAGCGATACGGATTGGCTCAGGGTTTTGAGCTGGCGGCGGGGGCCAAGCTCGAAAAAAGTCCTCGCTGTTGATCGGCACCACCTTGCCCCCCGGCCACGGCAAGGTCGCCGAACACATACGCGCCGTGCTCCTTGCTGTAGCCGATGAAGTCGATGGTCTCGACGGTTTTGATGTTGCCGATCTGATCCTGCAGCAGGCTATCGAGCTGTTGGCTGGTACCCGTCCATACCGCGCCCGGCGCAATGCCCAGCAGGCGCTTTTTTGTACTCAGAAGCCGAGGCCAACTGGCCGCCGCTAAAGGTGTTTTTGATCGGCGGGCGGCCGTCGGGAAACTCCACGCGGTAGTAGTACCAGCTCTCATCGGTCACCGCGTTGGCCTGGTAGTACAGCGCCGTGGGGAAACAGGTGCAGATGCGCTTCACGCTGCCGGATTGCTCCAGGGCCGCATCGCGCAGGGCCGGGTCGATCTGCCGCTGGTCTTCGCCGTCCAGCCCATCGGCGCGCAGGGCGCGGTCGAAGGCGTCCATGTCCAGCTTCCACCACCACAGCTGGCGTTTGAACTCGAACCAGAACTCCCGCTGTTCACGGCGCTTGTACATCAGCAGCGCCTTAGCCATGGCCGTGGGGGGCCAGCAGCAGGTCGCCGTGGTAGCGGTAGGTTTCCTGGTGTTTCTCGGTGAGCTCGCCGCGCTGGTGGGCGTCGTTCCAGTCATGGCCACCCTGGGGGATCTGCGCCGCGTAGCACTCCCAGCCCGCCGCCCGAGCGCGCTTCACGTGCTTATGAGTAGCGTTGTGGCCGGCGCGGTTGTTATCCAGCGCCCATACCAATTTGGGGCGGCTGGTACCGGCCTGGTGCGCGGCATCGGAAAGGGCGTTCAGCGCCTCATCGGGGTAGTTGCCGCAGCTCATGGCGGAAACCGCCGCGATGCCGTGGTGGTAAAGGGCGATCGCATCGAAGATGCCCTCTACAATCCACACTTCCTCTGCCGCTACTAAATCAGCAGCGGTGAGAGCAGGCGGGCACCACCACTGGCCTTTGTAGCGGCCAACGAAATTGGCTTTCTGCTTGCCGAAGCGCTCCGGGTTATCCAGCAGGCGCTCCCAGTAAGCGCCGCCGGGCAGGGCGAAGCGCACGGTGGCGGTACCGCCGATCTCCGGCTTCCAGTAGCTCTCCTGGGTGTACCAGCCCTGAATGCGGGAAAGCTCGAAGCCCCGGCCATCGCGTAGGTAGCCATCGGCCACCGGCGTGGTGGAAGTGGGCTTCTCGTTTGCTTTCGGGCTGTAGCGCTCGCTCCAGGAACGGAACAGATCCGGGAACAGCGCTTTGATGTGGATTTGCGCGCCACAGTTGTTTTCCCGCCCGCATTTCAGCATCCACGGCGCGTCGGCGTTGATGTACGCCTCGCGCTTACCGCACTCCGGGGCAGCGCACCCGTTGCAGGTAGGGGCCGCGCTCAATCGCCTCAAACTCGCTGATTAAGCGCGCAACAATGTCCTGGCGCAGCGATGAATTCACGCTCGCCTCCTTATTCAACAAATGGATGGGGCTGGGCTTGTGCTTAGCTCACGGCACCGGCGGGGCCGTGGGTGCCCCCTTTCGGCCGGGCATACCACACCGGCCGAAAGGGGCGTGGTGGGCGCGGGGGCCTTGGGTGATGGGCAGCTCTCTGCATCGTCTTAACCCTCATAGTGTTCGTCGTTGGCGGCTGGGCGGGTGATGTCCAATTGCATCTGCTGGATCAGGCGAGGCGCGAACGGCAGATCCACCCGGGCGTTGGGGATATCGCTCGGGGTTAGGGTGTGCAGCACCTGAAACCCCGCCTTGCCTCGAAAGCCGCACTCCACGTTGCGGCACTCCACTACCCCTTCGCGGTACACCGGCGTTAGCCCCTGGCTGTTGCGGACCCGCATGTTGTGGCCGCAGTGGGGGCAGGGCATACGGTGCTTGGAAGCGGTCGACATCAATGGTTTCTCCCTACCGGATAAAGGGCGCGGCCGCGGCCGGTGAGCCCTTGGGTGCCTTTGCGTAGCCGCCGCCGCAGTAGCCATTCGGCGGCGTCGTCCAGGCTGGTTAAATCCTGCTGTTCACACACCTGCTGCAGCGCGGCCTCTAGCTGGTCGTTCAGCGGAAGGCGTTCGCCGCGTGCCGGTTGGTCAGCCATACCTCAATGCTCCTTGAGGGCCTCAAAAAGCCCTGCCTTTACGACGCCTGCTGGGGCACAGTGCTAAGTGAGAGATCCGCAACGCCCAGCGTCTCCAGGGCTTCTTTCAGCACCAGTTGGCGCAGTAGCGATGCCCGCTCGATGCCGGTGTAATCCACCAACGCATCGATCAGTCGGGCCTCGTACTGATCCAAATTGAGAGCGGCGTAGCGGGTGCGCACACGTTTGGGGTCCTGGTACATGGCAAACATCCTTATGCAGGCAGGGTCATTCGGCATTCAGAGTGTCTTGGTCGTACTGGGCGATGCCGCGCAGCAGCAACATGCGAGCGGTGGCCGAGAGCGAACGCATTTCCAGCTCGGCGATGCGCTCCAGGTCGGCGCGTTCGTCCTCGGTCATGCGCGTCAGTACTGTGCTGGTGCAGCCTTTGGGGGGCATAAATTGGCTTTGGGGGCAATAGCGTTGGGCGTGGTCATGGGGTAGGCTTCCGTATCAGGTTGAATAACTTTGGCCGCAGCGGTTTAGCGCTCGTACAAGCGCACCAGCTTGCGCTGCAGGAAGTGCTCATCCATGTGGGTGCGCAGTTCGCACAGGGCGTCTTCCACCTGCTCAAACGGCGCGTTTTGGGCCAGCATCGTGGCAGCGAGCTGGCTCACCGCCTGGGCGGTGGTGCGCTCCTCCAGCGCTTCGAGGTCGGCCAGCGGGTTGGGCTTCTCCGTGCCCTGGCGCAGCGCCGTTTCAATGGTGCGGCGGGTACGTGGCGAACAGCGGTTCAGGTTCACTTCCACCCCGCGAAACAGCACGGTGGGGGGAAGGCGGCAAGATGATCGTGGCAATAATGGTGACCATGGCAGTGGTTCCTTTTGCATGTGTATCGAAGTGAAAGACATAAACAGAATGGTACCGAATGGTTTCCATGTCAAGAGTTGTGAGGTCTAAATGGTTTCATTGGGTGAAAGGCTACGCGAGGAAAGGGAGCGGCTGGGGATGTCACAAACCCAGTTTGGTGACCTTGCCCAAGTAACTAAGAAGACGCAGATGCTCTATGAAGGGGACCAAAGAAGCCCAAAAGCCGACTATCTGACGGCAATTGCTTCTCAGGGAGTAGACGTTCAATACGTGCTCACTGGAAACCGTTCGGTACCAGAGTTCCAGCCTTTAGGCTTGCCGGTAACCGAACCTGGGCCAGAGCTTTCGCCGGTGCTGATGTACGACATTGAAGCGGCAGCGGGCGCTGGCCGAAGCTTTGAGGGCGAGCCGGTAAAAACCACACTGTACTTTTCCAGCTCAGAACTTGCGGAGCAGGGACTAGATCCTGCGCAAGTGGTAGGCGTTAAGGTACGGGGCGACTCGATGCTTGGGACGCTAGACGATGGCGACTGGGTATTGGTGGATCGCAGCAACCGCGATCCTAAACAGGAAGGTGTGTTTCTACTGCTAGTAAGTGGTGAGCGGAGAATTAAGCGAGTTCAGCGCCTGGCGGGCGGCGCGCTGTACTTGATCAGTGACAACGACCACTATCAGCCGGAGATGATCAAACCGCAGGATATGCATGATGTGGAGATTCTGGGGCGGTGTGAGATTCGGATTGGGCGGGTGGTTTGATACATGATTGAAATGCCATCAAGTTTTAATTTTAAGGAGCATTTGAAAAATCACTTGCGTAAACGCTTTAGTTATAACCTTTTGTTAGAGTTGGCTGGGTTTCTAGGCATTTTTATTAACTGTCTTATATTCTGCGGATTTTTTCTGAATCGTATTCTGACTTTAAAATAGCCGTAATAGGGGGGATGTTTTACGCTAGTGTGGTTGTTTTTTGAGGGTTTTTTTATTTTTTTTATGGCTAGAATTGACCTGCTATTTTAGATGATATTTGAAAAGTCTTTTGCATAGAGAAGAACAATACACTGTCAGTTTTGTGNATAATATGATAAATGATTTATCTAAAAATGATATAGGTGTAGTGGTTGAGAGGATTTATGAGCATTCAAAGCCTACTATTATTTTGAACGAGCGTATGGGGGCTACAGATAGGTCAGCTGCTCTCGCTAAGAGTTGTGGTAAGCAAAGTTGACTATCTGATAGGCTTGATATCGGTAAAAAGATTTAGTGATGATGGTAATGCTTTGTGTGAGCTGGATTATCTAAATATAGACAGCGGTTTGGCTGAAATCATTGATAACCCAATGACAGTAAATAATATTATCGCCAGGGTTTATATATCCGGCGATGATCTAAATCAACTAAAAGAGGTTTCTCAAAATGACAGATGATATTGCTGATGAAAAAATCTTCGAGATGCTTTTATGTTGCTAAAGTTCTTAGCGATTATCAGTTGATTATTAATGCTGGTAGTAACGATGGTGTAGTAATAGGCGACACATTTTACGATAATAGAAAAAAAGGTGATGAAGTTTTTTGATCCTATCACTGGAGAGTCGTTAGGTGATTACGAACTCAAGAAAAGGGGGTGGGTAAGGTGATTCATGTGACGGAAAGGCTGTCGATTATAAAGGGAAGAGATAAACCTAAGGGGTTAGGTTCTTTTGGGATGTTTCTTGCAGGTGAAGACCCTGGAAAAGAACCTAGTGCTTTTTATAGAGCCAGATATCGGTGATATTGCTAGAAAGCAATAGTGTTATAAGTTAGGGTGATTTATGTTGTTATATAAGTTTTTTGACGGTCGAAAGAATTGACGTGTTAGAAAAATCTTAAGATTAGATTTACACAGTCAAGTTCTCTTAATGATCCATTTGAGTTAAAGCCATACTTCCCTAAGTTATTATCTGAAGAGTCGGTTAATGAATCACTACAAGATGGTGTTAAGCGAGCATATGTTGAGACAGGTTGCGATAAGGAAAATGTCTTATAGCCAATTTTACTCACTGAATAAGCATAGAATAGATTCGGTTTTAGATAGCTTCAATAATGGGGGTTGGTAGGAAAAAAGCTTGATGAGGTTATGTCTTATCTGCGTAACTCTGTAGGGGATATTATCTCTATCTGGAAATGTAGATAACTTGCTGATGTGGTCGCATTACGCTCTTTTCTCATACAGGGTTTGCTATTGCATTTGATACCAGACACCCCCTTCTTTTTCTGAATTTAGCCCTCAAGGAGAACGGCAGTACTTTGGGCTTGGTGAAGTAGAGTATAGTCATAAAAAGACTGCATTTTAACTATCGATGAGTTAGGTGGTTCAAAAAGCACTTTTTTTGGAAGCCAGACTGTTGGTCATACGAAGATGAGTGGCGGTTTGTTAAAAAACTTCGATAAGCAGCCTGATTTTGTAGTTAATGGAGATGATGTTTTTTCTTTTTTGATATACCTCCTGAATGCATAAATAGTGTCTACCTGGGAGCCAATATGAAATCTGACAGTATTGATAAAATAAAAAAATTTATTGGCAGATAAAAAATCGATCACATATCAGGATCAATCAAATGAAACTTTGTGAAAAAGAGTTTGCTTTGAAGGTTGAGGCTTTAAACTAAATAAGGAATAGCTGGCGTATGATTCGTATCCTAGAAAGTGTCAAAGGAGGTGATATCAGCCGCTTCCTGAAAGCTAAAAAAGGTAAACGACCTGTGCCCACTTTGCATAGATGGTCATCTCTCATTATCCGTATTAGACCCTGAAGGCGTACTCGAAGATGAAGCGCCTGCGATCCGTGTCGTTCACTCCATGGACGATGGATCTCTGCGTGGCTATGGTGAGTTTTTTACGTGTTTGTACCCATTGCGGCTTCATCCATTACATTCGGGATATTGAGGTATTGGATTTTATGGAGCAGGAGAGCCACAATGGCCAATAAGAGAGACCTCTATGTTGTGAAGCCGCACGATGGCGGCGGGGAGCCACCCGATATGGAACAGCGCTTGCGTCACCTGGAGCAAGAGGTAGCCATTATCAAAGAAACGATGGCTACCAAGGAAAGCCTTGCTCAGATGGAAACCAACATTATCAAGTGGAACATTGGCACTATCGTTGCCGTTGCTGCTCTTGTCTTCGCCATTATCCGGTTTGCGGGCGGTTAAATTTTGTTTTAGCCATGCCATCCCGCCTCGCCGCCCCCTCATCCGTATATGCCTTCATCAGCTCATCCCAGTGCGTCGTATAGCGCGGGCTACGGTTCGCGCAGCGGAGGTGCCAGGGGGGCGTTCTTTTCCGGTAGGCCCAGGCGTACCGTGCCTTTTCCCATCTTCTCGTTCAGGGCGTCCATGGTGGCCATCAACTTTTGGCTGCGCTGGCGTTCTTCTTCCGTTTGTGGCGTGTCCATTAGGCTGAGCTGTTGGCGGTGCTGGTCGGTGAGGTCGAGCATCATCACGCCGGCCTTTTTTGTAGGCGTAGTTAGGGCGGTAGATCTTGCGCAGCGCCTCTTGGGCGGCGTGGAGGATCTCGCGGGTATCTTGGGTGGGGCGTTCCAATTCCACCACCACGCTGGGGCAGTATTGCGGCAGGTCGGGCCGGAAGCGGTTGGTTTTCAGAAACACCATGACGGCACGCGCCAGGCTTTTCTGCTGGCGTAGTTTTTCAGCGCCGCGTTGGGCGTGGTGGCGAATGGCCCCTTGCAGGTCGGTAAGCTGCTGGGTGGGGCGGCCGAACGATCGGCTGGTCATGATGCGCTGTTTGGGTTCGTGCAGGTCGTTCATTTCCAGGCAACGGATGCCGCGCAGCTCCAGCGCCGTGCGCTCTACGTTCACCGAGAACTTGCGCCGCAGGCGTTTGGCGTCCGCTTCGCGCAGATCCCAGGCGGTTTTGATGCCGAGCACCTGCAGCCGCTCGTTCAGGCGGCGGCCAATGCCCCACACGTCGCCCACGTCGATTTGCTCTAGCAAGTGCCGGGCTTCGTCGTTGTCGGCGTGGAGGATACACACGCCGGGGGTAGCCGGGGTGCTTTTTGGCGATGCGGTTGGCGAGCTTGGCGAGGGTATGGGTGGCCGCTACGCCCACGCACACGGGAATGCCGGTATAGCGGCGCACTTTCCAGCGCAGGGTTTTGGCGTGGGCCAGCAGCGCCTCTGGTGTGAAGCCATCCATGCGCACGAACATTTCATCAATGGAGTAGGGCTCAACGCCAGCGGTCTCCTCCTCGAGCACGCTCTGCACCCGGTGAGACATATCGCCGTACAGCTCGTAGTTGGAGGAGTAGAGAATCACCTCGCCGCGCTCGACCAGGTGGCGCACATGATGGGCGGGCGTGCCCATTTCTACGCCCAGGGCTTTAAGCTCGTTGGAGCGGGCGACGATGCAGCCGTCGTTATTCGAGAGAATGCCCACCGCCCGGCGGTTCAGCTTGGGGTTGAACACGCGCTCGCAGCTCACGTAGAAGTTGTTGCAGTCCACTAACCCGATCATGTTGCCTCCTTAACCCTTGTTAAATGCTGTTCTTTTATACAGTATTAGACATTAGGGAGGCGACAGGCAAACGCTAATATACGTCGCCAAATATGGAGCTAGCACAGGGCAACAGCATGCGAGTGACCTACTTGGGGCCTGCCGTGGTGGGTGTGGAGCACCCCGCGGTAGCGGAGATGGACCGGCGAAAATTTCCGTCGACCTGTTTTCTGGTGGAGATCAGCGAAGAGGCGCACCCCGGTGGGCCATGGATGGAAGGCGACGTGCTGGTGGTGGACGAAGCGCGCTCGTATGGCCACGCGGATCTGGTGGTGGCGGAAGTAGAGGGCGAGTACCGGTTATTCAAAACCCAGCGCGTCGGCAGCCGCTGCCGCCTGTTGCCGCCCACGGGTGGGGAAGGGTGCTTCATCACTGCGAAGCAGTTTCGTGGTGTGGTGGTTAGGCAGGCGCGGTGCTGGGCGTTGTAAGAGATCGCTTACAGGTTTTGTAGTCAATGGCTTACATCATTGCCTAAGCGGATTTGACATAGTGGTGGTGTCGCCTAAAAGCACGCGTTGCGGTATCGTTTCGTCAGAAGATTGCGGCACCTCAGCCCCTTGGTTATGTGGAGTAGCCGAGAGGTTGGTTTATCAATAGCAAGGAGAGTTGAGGAATGAAAAAAAGTTGCATTGGCTACCATGCTTGTTTGGCTGCTAGGCATCTCATTTACGGCCCAGGCTAATTGGTATACCGGTGGCAACTTGCATGATGAAAAACGCTTTAGCGTGGCAACAAGCAAGTTATGAGAATAAATTGGCAACCTCTGCCGACTTTATCAGATTTCTGTATAAAAAACGACCAATTTTTCAGAGTCGATAAGCCAAAGAATTAATGGGATTGACAGCATTCGTCCCTTGGCTAAAGAGCTAGTGAGTCAGCTTGACGAAGCGTTTGAGTCAGGTCCAAATCCTGAAGATGATCGCGAACTATTCACCAAAACGAGGGTGAGTCATAGAGCATCAATTATTATGGCTATGATGGGGTGGTTCTAAGCTACAGCAATATCTTTTATTTGAGCCCCCAGCCATGGAATGGCGGGGGATTTTTTTTAGGGACAGTTGACTCCTGGGATAGAAATGAATATCGACCTGCTGATTCTATGGTTAAATTTTCTTGCTGCAATTTTTATGGGGGGTGGAGTACTTGTTAAGTTTTTACGCTTCATAAAAAAAATAGATGCTTGGCTAGCTGATAGTTTCTTGAAGCGTGAAAGGTCGACATCAGACTCTTTAAGAAGGGAAATGCCATTTTTTAAGAGATAGGAAGATGTATCGCTTGGTTCTTTATGTTTTTTTTGATTATGGCTGCGATGTCGGGGGTTGATTGTGGCTATTAATTTTAATATATGGCCCTTTGGTGTTTTATTTCAAGGGTGGGGCAGGTTTGTTGTCGTTACTTCTTGGGTGTTTATAGTTCTTTTTTTTATGATAATTGTTGGCCGTCTAGGAGTCGCTATTCCCTTTCTAGCTTGCGGTTTTCTAAGTATGTTAATCAGAAAAATGTCCTAAAGGGATAATAGCGGGTTTTGGTTTTTACGTTGCTTATGACCTCATTTGTACTTCAATTCTATAAAGCTTATGGATAGTTAGATTTTGCCGAATAAGCAAAAGTTTTGCTAATTACCAGCAATCTCACATCTAATGATCGTCCCAAACCCCCCCATCATTCAGCGAGTGCGTGACCTCGCTCACCAGCCAGGCCGTCGCGTCGATCTGAGGCTTGAAGCCCGCGAGCGTGAGCGGGGTTTCGGGCAGCAGGTCGGCGCGGCCTAGTGCCAGCGTAATCTCAAACTCTGCAAGGCCACGCTGTATGCGCTGCCATTCGGCGCGGGCGGCGGCCAGGGCGTCGTCTTCCGTGGCGTAGGTGGGGCGTAGCTGTTTGGCGTTCTCTTCCGTGCCTGCCAGTACGGTGTGGCGCTCTGCGCCTCGGGTGTCGTTCCAGTAGGCTTTTACGCCGCTGTAGGCGTCGCGGTCGGTCACGCTGTAGCGGTGCTGGTCGCCGTCGCGGCGGGTGAGGGTGATGGCGGGCATGGCGCGGCCGCTGGCGGTAAGCCCCTGGCCGGCCACGGTGAACAGCATGCGCCCAGCTTTGATGGCGGCGATCGCATCGTAACGCTCGCCCAGGCGGGTGAGAAAATTCAGGTCGGATTCGTCGGTCTGGTCGATATGGCCAATGCGGATGCCGTTGAGCGCGGCGGCCACCACCGGCTCCAGGCGGTTGCGGCCTGCGATGGTGGTGACGATCTCTCCAAGTGTCACATCGTGCCAGCCCTGGGTGCGCTTGCCGGGCAGTTGCCCGCGCATATCCGCCGAGCGGGCGCGAATGGTGAGCTGGTCCGGCGTGCCGGTGTGCTGCACTTCATCCACCGTAAAGCGGCCCTTATCCACCAGCCCTTCCTCCTGCCAGCCAAACGCCACCTTCAGCTCTGCCCCGCGTGAGGGAATGGCGAGCTGGCCGTCGTGGTCGGCCAGGGTAATGTCCAACTGGTCGGCTTCCAGCCCGCGCTGTTCGAGCAGCGAGAGGCTGATTAAACGGCCGTTGATGCGTGGGGTGATGTCGGTGCCATCCAGCGTGATGCGGTAGCTGGGCTTAGGGTAGGCGTTCATACGTAGCCCCCAGCCAAACGCGCCACGGCGGGCAGTGCTAGGCGGCCGATCAGGTCGGTGCGCTCATCATCGACGTGTTCCAGCGTGAGGTTGAACTCGATTTTCTCTGCCGCTCCGTCGCGGAAGAAGTGCGTGCTGGTTTCTTCTACCCGGCTGACCACCCATAGGCCGTACTGGCGACCGGTGCCTTCGACCAGCGGCCAGGCGTTGCCCTGGTCGGCCATCTCGCGGATCTCATCCAGGCTAAAGCGGCCGCCGGTGAAGGTGGGTAGCAGGGTACCGCTTAGGGTGATGGTATCCGCCCCTGGGCCAGCAAACTGGTAAGCGGGCCGCTGCCCCACGCGGGATTGGCTGGGGTGTCGCCATTCCGTGATACGCTTAAGTTCTTGATAGGGGACTGAACGAGTTTCAAAGATGAACATTCCAAGGGCCATTAACATGCAGACACTCCTTCAAAAATTCAAAAAACAGCGAGAGATAAATAGCCAAAAGGTCTTCCCAAAGACAGTTTTAAGTATGCTATTTATAAGCCAAATGATGTATGGGCTGTTCGCTTTACAATTGATGGTGATATTTCTCTCTAAACATTTTTAATCCTACCAATGAACAGTTTTTTGACGATGGTGAAGAGCTTTGAAATAGCTCCAGTAGAAGGTGTTGTATCCTTTGTTTTTGCCTACGTGCTAATTCAGAAAGCGCAGAGTTATACTGGGCAGCTGGTAGCTCTATTTCTGTTGATAATAGCTGCTTCTGCTTGCTCACTGACCTTGATTCCCGTTGATTTAGTGTTCGGTTCGGATAATGTCTATAGGCAAAGTGTTGTCTACACTCCTGTGATGCTTATGTTTGCTTCTACTTTCTGTCTTTTTTTACAACTTACTGATGTTAATTTTTTAAACCAACAGAAAGCTTTGGTCTTAACTTCAACAAAAAAGGCTTAATCCAGGTCTCTCATAGAAGAACGCTGCCGCGCCTGGGCGTCGCGCTGGGCGTTGGTGAGGGCGCGCTGTACTTCCTGCGCCACGTATTGGGCGAGCTGCTGTTCGTTCATGCCGGGGGGCGGGCGTGACGTTGATATTGATATCGCCCATCGTGAAACCGCTGGCCTGGGAGCTTTGCGCTGTGAGCGGCGGGCGGTTATCAAACTGAATCGGCGTTTGCTGCTCGATGTTGGGCATCGCCACGGCGGGCAGGGTGGCCGCCCCGAGTGCCAGCCCGGCACCGGCGCGGCTTACGCGGCGGGCGAGCCTAGCGGGTTCGTCCCGCTGGGCGTCTAGCCCTTGGTTTAGGCCGTCCACCGTGTAGCCGCCTAGCTGGGTGAACACGCGGGAGGGGCTGTTGATATCCAGCACGTCGGCAAACCAGCTGCGCACGTTGCCGGCAATGCCCATCACACGGTCGCGCAGGTCGGCGAGTTTGCCGGTCAGCCCGCCGATCAGCCCTTCGATGATGTTGGTACCAAAGCCCGAAAAGATGCGGCTGGGGGAGTGGATACCGAGAATCTCTTTGAACCAATTGGCGATGCTGCTGGCGAGCTCGGTAATCACTTGGCGCACGGTACCAAGGCCATTGCGCAGGCCTACCAGCAGCCCATCAATCACCGCGCTGCCTATCGTGGTGAAGCGGGCGGGGATCTCGACACCCAGCGCTGAAAGCGCGGTGGTGATGCCCCGGTACAACAGCCCCAGCGGCGACCAGTTCATCAGCAGCTGCGCGACTGCCCCAAGCCCATCACCGAACGCGGTTTTCACCTGCTGCCACAGGCCTTGGAAGAAGGCTTTGATGGGTTCCCAGTAGCGGTAGATGAGATACGCCGCGGCGGCAATGGCGGCGACCGCTGCGCCAATGGGGTTGGCGACGGCCAGCATACCCACGGCGCGAATCACCCCGCCTAACCAGGTAAGAGCTTTACCTACCATTAGCGCCTGCGGGCCGAGCATTGCCATGCCAAAGCGCACCATGGCGAATGGGCCGAGGATGGAGGCGAGCATTAGCGTAAGCGCGCCGCCCGCTGCCACCAGTACCGCCACCAGGGCGGCGGCTTTGGCGAGGGTGCCTGCCAGCTTGGGGTTTTCGTTGATCCAGCGGCCGATGCCCCGGGTAATGGCGGTGACGTTCTGAATCAGGCCGCGCAGCGCGCCGTTGTTGGTCTCGGTGATCGAGATGCCCACTTCATCCCAGGCCGATTTGAGCGATTTCAGGTCGCCGCCGATGTTGTCGGCCATGGTTTTCGCCACCCGGACGTTTTCGCCAGCGGCGTTGGAGAGGATATCGACGAACGCCTCAATGCCTTCGCTGCCTTGCTGGGCGATCAGTTCAGCCATGCCGGCGCCGGGTTCTTCGCCGAAGATGTCTTTTAGGTAGGCGGCGCGGTCGGCGTTGCCCATCGCTTCGGTGGCTCTCGCTACATCAGTGAGAATGCGGGGGATGTCGCGCAGGTTGCCTTCGGCGTCTTTGGCGTTCACGCCGAGGTCGGCCAGCGCCCCGGCGGCGGCTCCGGTGGGGGGCGGCCAAGCGGGTGACCATTGCGCGCAGGGTGGTGCCTGCCTGGCTGCCCTGAATACCCACGTTACCCAGCAGCCCGGCCATGGCGGCGGACTGTTCCAGCGACATATTCATCGCCCGCGCTTGCGGGGCGACGTACTTCATCGACTCGCCAAGCATCTCTAAATCGACGTTGGCCCGCGTGGTGGTGGCGGTGAGCACATCGCCCACGCGGCCCATCTCGGCGGGGTCTAACCCGAAGCCGGAGAGGATGTTGGAGGAGATATCCGCCGTGCGGGCGAGATCCGTTTGGTTGGCCAGTGCCAGGTTGAGCATATCCGGCATGGCCGCTTGAATGGCGGCGGGGTCGAAACCGGCCATGGCCAAGTAGCCTTGGGCATCGGCGGATTGCCCGGCGCTAAACGCGGTGGTGGCCCCTAGCTCCCGCGCTTGCTGGCGAAGAGCTGCCAGGCGTTCGTCGTCTCCCTCCAGGCGGGTGAGCGCCTGCACCCGCGACATGGATTCCCCGTATTCAACACCGGGGGCCAGCAGCCGCGCCCCGGCGTACAGCGCGGCACCGCCGCTGGCCACCATGCCTGTGCCGGTACCGGCCATGCTGCTGCGCAGGCTCATGGCGCGGTCGTAGCGGCCACGCGCCTGGGCGGCATTGCGCTGCTGTTCGGCCAGCCGTTTGAGCCGCTGCCGCTGTTCTTCCACGGCGGTATTGGCCTGCTGTATCTCGCTGGCTAGCCGGCGTTGATCGCGGGAGAGGTTGGCGGTGCTGACGCCGTTTTCGTTTAGGGTGCTGCGCAGCCGTTGGAGCTGCTGGCGTTCTTCATCCACCCGCTGGCTAAGCCTGCGCGCTTGGGTAATGGCCTTTTGCCGTTCAGCGCGCAGGGCGGCGGTGTCGCCCTGGTGGGTGTGCATTTGCTGCGAGAGGCGGCGGATGCGCTCTTGCTGTTCCCGCAGGGCGGTGGCGGTTTCCGTGGATTGCCGGGTGAGGGTACGAAAGGAGCTGACTTTCTTCTGCGTGGCCTGCAGCTGCTTTAAGCGGTCGCGGTTTTCACGCATGGCCTGGGACGCGGCCTGGCTGGCACGGTCGATGGCCCGCAGCGGGCGGGTGGCCCTATCCACGGCGTTTAAAATGACCTGCAGCTTGAGGTTGTTACCGGCCACGCTGGCTCCTGGTGTCTGTGGTGGTGCTGCGTTTGCGCGCTCGTTCTCGCCAGGCCATGAGTTCGCGCAGGGTGAAAGCGGCGCAGTCTTGCGGGGTCCAGTGGAAGACGATGGCGAGATCCGCCATCGCGTCTTCTACTTGGTTGGGGAGGTTTATTCGCTCTCGCCCTTGGCCCGCTTCGTCAGCAAAAAACCGGCGATTTCACCGCCACACTGAACGAGATCCGCCGGGTCCATTTGGCGCACCTCAGTGGCGGTGAGCGAGGGGTTGGAGAGGCGCGGAATCAGGGTGATCAGCGCGTCGGTTTGCATCTGCAGCACATCGGCCAGAGAGACGCCGCGTAGCTCTCCGGAGGTGGGTTTGCGCAGGCGCAGCTCGGTGATCTCGGTTTCGCCCCGGGTGAGTGGGGTATCCAGCGTGATGGTGGCAGCGATGGCTTGGGTAACGGCAGCTTTGGTCATGAGAGTGTTCCTATTGTTGGGTTAAGTGGGTAAGGGGTGGGTTAAATACCCAGGCGCTGGCGGCGGCCTGCGAGGCGGTCAACGCCGTTGACCTTGAACACACCGTTCACCAGGTCGATCTCGATTTTCTCGGTGCCGTCGATGGTGAGCTTGTAGTAGCTGAGCGTGCTGGTGACCTGGTGCTCGGTGTTCTCGCCGGTTTGGGCGTCGCCCATATCGATCTCGGTGTGGCGGCCGCGCATCACCACCTCGACCGAGGAGGCGTCGTCGATATCGTCGCGCTCGTAGCTGCCGGTCATACGCAGCATGTCGGCGTCGATGCGGGCGGTGCCGAAGTTGTCGAACAGGCTTTCTACCAGCCCGCCTACCGTCCATTGCACGGTGAGCAGGCCGTCTTGGCCCATATCGATACCCACCGCGCCATCCATGCCGCCGCCGCGCCACTCTTCGATCTTGCGGGTGAGGGTGGGCAAGGTGATCGACTGGACGATGCCCTGCCAGCTTTCGCCGTTGCTGAACAGGTTGAGGTCTTTGAGCTTTTTGGGGAGTGCCATGGGGGGTCTCTCGCTAATCCAATCAGGCGGTGGCCGCCACGCGCTCGGCGAAGTCGGCCAGGTAGGAGTCGGTGATGCGCTGCTGAAAACCGAGGTCTTCCAGCGGCGGTACCGGCGTGTAGTCGTAGTCGATGCGCAGCTTGCCGCCCTTGAGGGAGGTTTGAGTGTTGAGCTCTTCGTTTAGCCAGGCGCTGCCATCGACAATCAGGCCCAGGGTTTTCAGCTCGCGGAACTTGGCGTTTAGGCCTTCGATGATGTCTCGCGCAAGGGAGGCGTGCAGGGGCAAATCCACCGCCCACAGGTGCGCTTCGGCCACGGTGTCGGCGAGGATCTGGGCGGTGCGGGTGTAGTTCTCAAACGGGAACAGGCTTTCTGGCCCGCCGCAGGTGCGCGAGCCCCAGAAGCGGTAGCCGTTCTGGTTCACCAGGGTGGTGACATCGGCGGCGTTGAGCAGCCCGGCATCGGTGTTGGGGCTTTGCAGATCCCAGAACACGTCTTTGTTGATGCCGGTGACGCCGTTCACCGCCACGTTACTCAGGGTTTTGTGCCAGCCCACGGTTTGATCCAGCTTGGCGCGCAGGCCCAGGGCGATGGCCACGGGGCTGATATCCAGCGTTTGCGCGTCGTCGGTATCGAACGCCTGCCACTGAGGCCAGATCACCATTAGCTCGCGGGCACCAAACTCATCGCGGTAGGCGATAACGTCGCTGGTGGTCTCGCAGCCGTGGGCGTACACGTAGCCAAAGGCACGCAGCTGCTGCAGTACCGAGACCATCGCGGTGGCCACCGGCTGGGTATCCAGGTAAGGCACACCAATAATGCGCGGCGTCACGCCCAGCTTCTGCTTGGCGGTGAGCAGTGCCTGCAGCCCGGTGCGTTGGCCTAGCTCGGTGGTGGTGCCAATCACGTTGGCGGTGGTGGTTTCGTCGTCCATGCCTTCTTCTACCCGCACCACCACGATGATGGGCTTAGCCTGCTGGCCAATGGCGGTGAGGGTGTCTTTTAGCGTGCCTTGGGTGCCCGCTTTGCCAATAGCGGTATCCACATTGGTCACCAGCGCGGGCTGGTTGAGGGGGGAAGGTGTTGGCGTCCGCATCCGGCGCGGTGCAGACCACGCCAATGACGGCGGTGGAGACGGTGCGGATAGTACGCGTACCGTCATTAACTTCCGCAACGCGCACGCCGTGGTGGTATTGATCGAGTGCCATGGTGGCTCCTGCGCAGGTTCACTGTTCGAGTAACGAAAAGGGTGAATTCACGCAGGTATCGTGCGGGGGGCTTGGGGGAGGGTGGTAGCGGTGGTGGGTGTAAGTAGGGTGGTTTACATGGTGGGGATTGTTGTTAGCTGATCTGGTAATGTTGGCTTAGGAAAACTTATGGAGATGTGGCTGTGCGCTCACAATATGGGTTGATCGTAGTATGGGTTTTGATACTTGCCAGCATATTTATTGGAGCATTTTTTTCTGAAATTTGGTAGCTGGCCGACATCAGATGACCCCGGTGATTGGGCGGATTTTGCAACCTACCTTTCAGGTACTGTGGGTGTTACTGCAATAGTCGGGACGCTGAGAGCATTTGTGATTACTCTGAGACAGCAAAATGAACTCGTGGAAAGTCAAAAACAGATCCAGATTGACCAAAGAAGACAGATTGATATTTCAGAGAGTCAACTGCTTGAAGCAAAGCGTAAAGATGAGCGTGATGAAGCTTACGCCAATATGCGTGATATTTTACCCTTGATGTTAAGAGGCTTTGATAAGAGTTTAGGCTACACGATAAAGCCTCCACAGGGCAGTTGGCCTAGAGAGGTGTTAGATGTTCTTGTTGGCCGAGAGTTGGCTAGTTATGAATTGAGAAATGTGATTAAAAAGCTAGATAGGTTGCAGTTTAGGCTTTCTAATTCTGATCCATCAGAGTGTGAGAGTTATATAAATCAGATTTTAGGTAATTCTTCTCATTTGGTAGGGTTTTTTAGTTGAAAAACGTGAGTAAGAATCCGGCCCTTTTTTTATGTGGCAGATGCTAGGCTTTCTGAAAATCCAGATGGTGATGGATGGACATATTGGAAATATGTTGAGTGTTTTATAGCTTACAGTGCAGGTATGGGTAAACCATTATTTAAAGAGGAGTATCATACGCTGCTGGGGGGGGAGGAGGAGTTATCAGAGCAGTGATGATAGGTACTTGAAATCTTTGTTTGAAATTGGGTCGCAACTGAGTCAGAGAGATTAAAACCCGCCAATCGGCGGGCTTCTTCTTTAAGTGTGATTGGTCAGCCCTCCGGCGGCCGATATCGATTCAACTGCTCAATCGCCGCCTTGGCCGCTGCCTCTGCCGCTTCGATCGTCTCTGCCTGACGCACCGCCGCTTTGCCGCCGAGCCGTAACTGGCGGATCTCGCGCAATGCGGTTTCCCACGCCTCGGCGGTAGCGACGATCTCCTGGGCTGCGGCTTCGGCGCCTACCTCAAACATGGCCATGTGGTCGCTGACGCTGGAGGGGGATGGCGTTGGCGTCTTTGCCGTTGTCTAGCCAAGCCTGCGCTTCCTGTTTAGCGAGCAGATACTCCTGATCGATATAGCTGCCCGGGCTGACGAACGCGGCGCGGGCGTTGCCGGCGGCAGTGTCGATGTGCTTGCCGAGCTGAAGCTGGGCAACGCTGAGCAATACGCTCAATGGAAGAGAGCTGTCACGAGTATCAACGTTCCAATGAGTTCGCTCTTGATAATCCACTTTGGTTAATAACATGGGGTTCACCTTGGCTTGGTTAGAGAGAATCAGTGGGTAAGTTGGTAATGATGTTGCCGAAGTCGGTATTGACGGGCACGAGATCACTCCACTTCATGCCTTGCGGCAGGGTTACGCCACCCACGCCAAGCGAAAAGACGGAGGATCTCCCCAGGATGACTTTGGAATAACCATTGTCGTTGGCTTCGATATCCAAGGTGCAGTCGTTGAAGCGAACATCTAATGCCGTTCGACCGCCTTGCGAGGTGCCAAAAAGAGGACGGTTGAATAGATTGATACGGCACTTGTTGAAGAAAACGACAAGTGACGATTGGTAGGTATAAAACAGGCCGTCGAGCGTGTTGAGGATTTCCCCGTTGTTCGCATCACGAACATCCAGGTCTACTTGGTGAATGATGACCACACCGCTATCCATGGCCAGCATTTTCCCACGATTAGAGTTATGCCCAGATGAGAAAATGGCGGTGTTCTTCACCACGGGGTTATTGACACCTGAGGTACTGCCCCAGCGCATCACTTCGATAATGCCAGAAGACACACGATCGGCCAGGGTGCCGTCTTCGGCAAAGGTCTGGCCCTCTCGCAGCAGGACATCTAGCTTTGAGCCGGTCATGTGTTTGATGAGGGCCGCTTTTAAGGTTTTTAGCGGGTAGTCAGGCGTACCGTCATGGGTGTCATCGCCCTCAATCGCGTCCACGTACACTTGGATTTCAGCCATGTTGCGAATGGTGTCGGGTACGCTTTGGGTGGCCTGATTCACCTTCTGATCGATCTGGCTCATCTTCCCAGCCACCTGGCTGGTGAGGTTGCTAGCGGCGCTGACGAGCGCGGCGACTTGGCTTTCTAAGCTCATGGTGTCTCCTGGGTGGCGTTTTGGATGTTGGCCGCGCCTTGGGTGAAGGCGTCGGTGAGCGCGGTGAGGGCTTCGCTGAGCTGGGCTTCCAGCGCGGCGTGCTGGGTTTTGGTGGCCTTGGTGCCGAGCTGCTCGGTGATGGTGGCGGCGAAGTTGGGGTTGTTGCCCAGCGCCTCGGCGATCTCGGCCAGGGTGTCGAGGGTTTCTGGCGCAGCCCCGATCAGCGTTTGAATGCGCTGGTCGACCTGTTCCGGCGTCATCACGTCGGCTTTGTTGGCTTTGTTGCGCAGCTTGCCGTCGATCACCCCCAGCGTGTGGGTCACGGCTTGGCGTAGCGCGGCGAGGTTGTCGTCAAAACTCATGGGGTGTCGTCCTCCTGGGCGCTGATGCTGCCGCCGTAGTAGGTGAATTCCTGGGTGAGCGCGGCCATCATGCTGCCGAGCTGTTGGGTGGCGTGGCGGGCTTCGCTGACCTGCTGCAGGATCTCTGCCGAAAGCGTGCCGGGCGGCCCCTGCAGGCCGTGGCTAACTACCTGAAAGCGCGGCGATGCGGGCAAGCGCACGGTGACGCTGCGGGCGGGCATGGTGACGGTGAGGCGCGTGGCGTTAGCCATGGATCACCCCCCGGCTGTAGCTGAAAGCGCCCTTGCAGCAGGCTGAACACATCGCCGTTGGGAAAGGTGATGCGCAGCTCGTAGCGGGCACCTGCCCAGTGCGGGGCCACGGAGCCAGCGGTTTGCTCGGGGCGAAGGTGCAGGTGGATGCCGCCGTCTTCTGGCTCCAAATCGATGCCGTTACCTGTCTCGCAGGTGAGCAGCGTCTCACCCTGGTAGCTGACCACCGCGAACACTGCCTCGCAGCCGGTGAGGTTGATCGGCGTGGCGTGGGCGTCGTCGCTGGCCCAGGTCGCGCTAAAGCGGTAGGTGGTGCCCGCGATCATTGAGAGTGTGGGAGCTTGGGTGCTCATGGGCGCTTCTCTAGGGCTTGAACGCGGTAGAGGATATCCACCTGGCGGGCCATGTTGTCGACGATGGCCGCCGCGTTGGCGAGGTACTGCTCGCCCCAGGCGGCAAGCGACAGGTTGGCCCCGGTGGTGACGACCGTGACGGCATCCGCCGGTAGCGCCTCCAGGCGTAAATCGAACGCCAGCAGCAGCGGCACGTTATTGGAGACGTAGGCCAGCGGCTGGGTGCTGGACCAGATCGCCAGCAGCGTGCCGTCTTCCAGTTCAAAGCCGACTTCCCGCACCCAGAACTCCGGGCCATCGCCATCCACCACGCCGGTGACGTGGAGCTGCCGCTCGGCGGTCTTTTTCGCCATCGGCAATGGGAATACGGCGGCGCTGGTTACCGAGTGAGGTGTGCGAAGGGCTGGGCGTGCGCCCCTGATCGCCCAGCACAAGGTGGGTGATGCGGGCTTGCAGGCCATCGCCTTGGGCATTGAACACGGCGTTTAGCCCGGCCAGGGTGAGCGTGGGAACAAGGGCCGTCATGCGGGGGCCTCCATGGGGTAACGGGCCACCGCCGTGGCGCGGAAAGTGCAGGCCACGGCAAGCGGTGTGAATAGAGTGGGCGTTTGGGTGGCGGTGGCCGCCCAGCGGGAGACCGCCGCCGTGCGCTGCACGGCCGCCGCGCGAGGGGGCTTTGGGCGTTTAGCGGGGGGCGTGATGGCGTTCGCGGTGTCGCGCCGAACGGTGGCGCTTTTCATGGCACTGGCGGCCCCCATGCCCGCCGCGTAGCGGGCACCCACCTGGAAGGTGTAGTGGCTGCGCTTGTTCTTAGCGTTGTCGATGGCTTGGCGTAGCTGGGTGTAGAGCGTATCGCTGAGCAGCGCCGGGGGCCTCGGGCGTGAGGTTTTCGTTCACGTAGAGCACGGCGCGGAAGGTGCCCCGTGGCAGATGGGGCGTGGCCTCGAACCACTCGGTGAGTTCGACTTCTACCCCGAGGGATTCCATGGCGAGCTCGACCGCTGGGCGGGTGCCTTTGATGCGGTGAAGCTCGGCGCTGTTGGCGATCACGCGGCGCTTGACGCTCTCCGGCCAGGCTCGTGCCACTGGTCGACTGAGAACGCCCAGGCCAGAAACGGCAGGCAGTGCGCCGGGCAGGTGGCTGGGTTCCAGAGTGTGCGCAGCGGTACCGGCAGCGCGAGCGGGTGCGAGGCGGCCAAGCGCGCTCCCAGCGCCGTGCGGTTGGGGGGCAGTAGGTCGGTCATACGCCCTCCGTGTGCAGGGTGATGCCGGTGCAGTGCGGCGCCTGGTGCTGAGCCGCAAGGATTTCGCTAAAGCCGTCCAACGTGATGCGCTCGACGCCTTCCACGGTAAGGGCGGCGTGAACGCCTGAACGGGTGATCCACGCCCCTAGCCGATGCCGGGCTTCCACGTATGCCGCTAGCTGTTGCCGAGCCTGCTCACGAATCACGGCGGGATCGGGGCCGGTGCGCAGGGCCAACACCGCCGTGATGCTGAACGACAGCAGGGTGGCGGCATGCACGGTGACGCGATCCGTCAGTGGGCGGCGTTCATCCACGCGCTTGCGCACGGCCTCTAGCACCGCTTGGCTGGGCTGACCACCGGCTTCCCGGGAGAGAATGGTAAGCACGACCTCCACGGGTTCCGGGCTGGCCACCGAGACATCTAGCACGCTGGGGTGGGCGCTGATGGCCTGGTACTCGTAGGCTCCGCTTGGCCCCGCCACCGATAACCCTTCAAAGGCGAGCTGAATACGGGGCGCGGTAGTCGCGGTTTTTTTCCAGGGTGGGCGGTACCGGCGGAATGGCGGTGGGGTCGCCGGCGTCCAGCACCAGGCGTTTCACGTTGAGGTTGGCCCCGAGCTGGTCGAGGTCCTCATCGTTGGCAAAGGCGATCATCACGGCGCGGGCGGCTTCATTGATGCGTTGGCGTAGCAGCAGCTCGCGGTAGGCGTTCTCCTGCAGCAGCTTGACCGTGGGTTCGGATTCCAGCGCGAGCAGCTCGGCCACGGCTTCCCGCTCCTCTTCGGGGTGCAGCGCGATCAGCCGCGCTTTGCGCTCGGCCAGGATCGTTTCATAGTCCAGCGGCTCGATGACGTTGGGCGCGGGGAGTTGAGAGAGGTCGATGGCGTTGTTCATAGGTTCCCCCTTAGCGGCACGGCCAGGCTGACGCGCTCGCCGTTATCCAACCGACGAGCGGTAATGATCAGATCGAACCGGCCGGGGCGCTGGGTAGAAACCTGCCGGGTGACTTGCTGCACGCGAATGCGCGGTTCCCACTTCATTAGGGCCACCACCGTGGCGGCGTAGGCGCGCAGGGCGGTGGGGCCGTTGAGGGGCTGGTCGATCAGTTCCGGCAGCAGCGAGCCGTACTCCCGGCGCATCACCCGGGAGCCGATGGGCGTGGTGAGAATGTCCTCCACCGATTGCTGGATATGGGCCAGCGAATCCAACTGGCGGCCGGTGTGTGCGTTCATGCCTGCCATTACACTGGCCCCTGGGTGTTGGAGGGGCCGGGCTGGATGCCGCTATGGGCGTGGTCGTGCCCCACGTTTTTGCCGTTGTGAGTCAGGCCGCCGCCTTGCTGCTGGTAGCCGCCGTGGCGGTTGAGCTCGCCGGTGTGCTGGATGTTGCCTTGCCAGGTGGTGCCGCCAGGGGCGCTGATTTCGATGGCACCGGGCAGGCGAATGCGCAGCACGCTGTTGGCGTGGTCGTACTCGAACAGCCCTTCATCGGGGAAGAGCCTGCGCCACAGCGTGGCGACTTCCGCCGGAGCGGGGTGCGCGTTTGAGCACAGTCCGCACAGCACCACACCGGCGGCGGGGTCGCCGCCGGGTGAAAAGAGGATGACTTGCTCGCCTTGCGTGGGCGGGTCCCAGTCCCGCGTGGTGCCTGCGCGGCTTTCCAGCCAGGGCAGCCAGTCGGTTAAAAGCTCGCCGGTTTTGACGCGCACGCGGGCAGCGCGGTGGTCCACCTCGGCGATGGTGCCGAGGCGGATCAGGTTGTGCAGCAGGCGGAGGAGTTCGGGAATGTTCATAGCCGCTATCCTGCGGCGGCGTTTGGCGTAGGCGAAGTGGCGGCGGGTGTGAACGGGGCGGTTTACACTGAGCCGCTTAGCCGGGGCTGAGATGCTTCAGCACGGAATCCATAATGTGCTCTTGATCCAGCGCGGTGAAACCCAGTAGCTCCCGCTGGGCGTACTCCACGCGGGGGGCCGTCGCGGCTGACGCGATCTTTCAGGCCGCGTTGGTGGGTGGCGGCGATGCGGGCGACGCTGCCGAAGAAACCCACCACGCGATGTCGCCTTGGGCGGTGGCCTTGAGCCATTTGGCGGTGGAGAGTTTGCTGAACATGGCGCGGCGTTTGATGCTGCCTTGCTGGGCGCGCAGGCGCTGTTCTTTGCGCGGGGCGTAGGGCGTGCCATCCGGGTTGGTTTGGGCGCGGATGCGTTCGCGCTGGCGGCGGCGAAGGTCCCGCGCCACGTTGCGGGCCAGGGCGCGTCGCTGTTGGGCGTCCAGCTTGGCAAGCAGCGGGCCAACCCACTCCTCGAGTGCTTCCATGTTATCCGGCATTCGGGTCGTCCCATTCGGCTACCAGGGTGTACTCCTCCTGGGCGTCGCTATCGCGGATCAGTAGCTGCCAGCGGGTATCCGGGCAGCCGGTGGATTCGAACCGGGGCAGGGCGCGGTCGACCTTAATGTGCCCAGTCGCGCATTCCACCTTGGCGAGCACCCGTTCGCTAAGCGTTACTCGCAGGGCGACATCGACCGATTGATGACTGAGGATCTCGGCTTCGAAGCGGATGGCTTCAGCGGGGGTCGGCGTCGGGCTGGTATTCGGCCAGCCACTGCAGCAGCGGCACGATGATGGTGTCTAGGTTCGCGCTGAAGTCGGTGAGTACGAGCTGGGCGGTGAACTGGTATTCGTGGGTGAGGTTGGGGGCCACGGCGAAAGGCGATGCTGCCTTCTTCCACGAAGGTGAGCAGCCGTTCGGGGTCTTTCGCCAGGGCGGGTACCGCGTTAATCAGGTGCGCGCGTAGCAGGTGGAGCTTCTGCATGGTGGGCCTCTTGGCAGGTGATGACGGCATCGACCTCGGCGGCGCACTGTGCCCAGGCGGCTTCGGTGCGTTCTAGCTGCAGGTCGAGTTCGCCGTTGGTTTCGGGGTTACTCGCGGGGGAGCGTGCAGGGGCTGGGGGGTCGCGCACTGATTGATGATAAGCGTCGGCACCGGTGACGGCGGGGCGGCGGCGCATCCGGATAACAGCATCAGGCAGGCGAGAGCCAGCCCAGGCGCGAAGTTGTGCATTTTCACGGTGTAGCTCCTCAATGGTGGCCAGGCGGTTGGCCGCTGTGCGGGTGAGTGTGGCCTGTTGCTGAGCGAGGGCGCGGCGCTGGCTTTCTAGACGCATGGCGTTTTCCCACAGCGCATCGATGACCACTTTGCTTTCTGCTTCCCGCTGCTGTGATTGGGCGAGCTGCTGTTCGGCCAGTTCGGCGCGGGCTTCGGCGGCGTGGGTGCGTTGCCACAGCGCCCAGGTGACCAGCAGCACTAATACGAGGATGGCGAGGGCGGCGAGTAGGCGGGTCATGGGGGTGGTCTCCCTGTGCTAAGCCTGCCAGGCACAGTTCCCGCTCGGTAGCGCGGCGGCTGACCAGACCGTTCAACTTGCGGCCACCGGCGTAGACCCAGCGGCTGAGCTCGTGGCAGGCACCGCGCAGGTCACCTTGGTTAAGCTTTCGCAGCAGGGTGGAGCGGGCGAAGTTGCCGGCCCCGACGTTGTAAACGAACGAGGCCAGCGCGGCGCGGGTGGGTTCCGGTAGCTCGACCTGGGCGCGGCGATCCACCACCGCGAAGGCGTCGCCGAGATCCTGTTGCAGCAGGGCGGTGCATTCGGTTTGGCTGAGCGTTTGGCCCAGGCGGGCGGTTGCCGTGTGGCCATAGCAGATGGTCGGGATGCCCACGGGGTCGCGGTAGGCGGTGGGTTCGTACCCTTCATAAAACGACACCACTGCGGTGGCGATACTGATGGCCCCGGCGGCAAGGCTGACGCCGAGCTTGGTTTTAAGACCCACGGCGGTTCTCCCAATAGTCACGTAAGCGGGTGAGGTAGCGGGGAATCAGCAGCCCGATTTGTAACGCCAGGTAGAGCAGGGTTAGCACCGTGACCCAATCGGCGGGTGTCATGCCGCCGACGTGCAGCAACGAGACGATGGCCGGGGGGCGCGGCCTTGGCGCTTTCGGTGGTGATTTCAAAGTGGTGGCTCATTCGGGCCTCGGCGGTTTAGAACGTTAATCCCACAGGTTCACCGTGGGGGCGCGTTGGGTGGCCTGGGGCAGCGCAGGCAGCGTGACGGGCGTGCCATGGGGCAGCACCGGCCCCTGTTCTGCCAGCCCCGGGTTGGCGGCTAGCACCTGCTCGGTGACGCCTCGGGTGGTGCCGTAGACGCGGTAGCAAATGGCATCCAGGGTGTCGTGCTGCTGGGCGCGCACGGTGGTGGATGGAGCGAGGGTCATATCAGCTCGACCGTGCTGTGTGGCCGCCCTTCGATCTCGCTGATCGCCCAGGCGGCGTCGCGGCGGTAGCCATCAGCCGGGGCTTGGAGCTGTTCACCGCGCTCCCGGGCGCTGTTGGTGGCGTCATAATCGGCGTAGTGCTCCAGCAGGCTGGCGTGGGCGGTGGAGTACACGGCGCGCAGGTAAAGCACGTTGAACACTTCCGGCGATTGCCACACGGGAATGGGCAGCGAGGCCATGGTGGGGGTAACCCGCTTCGACCTTGGCCTGCTGCCAGTGGCGCAGCACGCGGTTGACCGTGATCATGGCGGCCTTCAGGGCGCTTTCGATGCGCGGCTGGGTGATGGTGCTATCTAGCCGGTGGGTGGCGCGAAAGTCGCTGGGCTGGATGTCTGGCCAGAAGCCGTTGTTTTCGAGCGGGCTGTCGAGCGGCTGCTCGGTGGTGTCGCTTTTGGGTGTGCCTGCCGAGATAAAGCTGCTCATCGTGCCTCCTGGTAGCGGTTAAACGTTTTTTCGCGCGGGGTCGGGCGCGATGAATAAAAAAGGGGGGTGGGCGGCGTTCGAGCGTGGGCGTTAAAACGCCTGGCTCTCACGTCGCGCCCCCTGACGTCGGCGGTCGACTCGGTTGGCCGCTAGCCCGAGGGCGAAGCGGCAGCGTTCTGTTTGCGTTCACGTTCCAGGCGTTCGAGGTCTTTCTTCACACCAATGCGGTCGTTGAGCGCGAGGGCACGTTCCAGGTGGTGCTGGGCGTCGTCTAGCTGGCCGGTAGCTCGGCAGGCGTAGCCCAGCGCTTTGTGCAACTTGGCGCGGATCTGGTCGTGCATATCCGCATCCCGGGTGAGCGCTTCCACATCCACCAGGTGAACAAGCAGGGCGGTGGTGTCTGCGCCTTCTTCATCCAGCTGCTTCAGCGCCTGATCTGCGACTTCCTCGGCGATGATGGCGGCGGTGCCGCGCTCGAATTGATCCGGCGGGGTAAGGCCGTGCTTGGTGGCGTACTTGGCGATGGCAATGGCCCTGGCGAGGTCGCCGGCATCGATGCGCCAAAGCATCACACGCATTAGCACGTCGTCTTGCGCGCCCTGGCCCGCTTCCAGCACGCCGGACACGTACTCGGCGTACTTGGGCAGGATCTCGCGTTTGATCTCGGCTTTGCGCTCCATGGATTGGGTGGATTTGAGCAGGCGATAGTCTTCAAACAGCGCGGCTTGCATCAGCTCATACGCTTCGCCTTGCATGGGGGGCTTCTCCCGCGTCAGAGGCGGCGAGGGCCGCGCTGACGCGTTCATAGTGGCGGCGGGCTGGGCTGGTCATGGCGTCTCCTTGATGCCAGTTCGAGCTGCCTCAGAGAGTTCGATGTTTTCCACTAGGCAGCCCGCGCCGAACTCTTCCACCACGTAGGCGTCGTTGGAGGATTCGTAGTTCTCGATACGGTTGCGCTTGGGGTTCTCAGTGACGAAGCGGCGGCGAGCACCGTTCTGCCAGTAGATCGAGAGGTTATCCAGGGTGGTAACCATCAGCGCGTTTTCGGGGAAGAAGGGCACATCCATGCCTTGCAGCCCGCCAATGCGCTTCTGGCTGATAACCAGGTCGGCGGCGAGCTGCTCGCTGGGCGGCAGTTGGTTGAGCAGCGGGAAGTATTTATCTGACATCAGGTTGCGGCCGAGGACGACCACTAGGCCTGGCAGGCGACGGAACCAGGGCGCGATGAGGCTACTGATGACGTCGTACACCAAAGCGTCCAGCGAGGCGTAATCCCCTTTGAGTACCGTCTGGTCAGCAGCATTCTTCTCGGTTGTTGGATCAATAAGAATCTTGCCGTTGGTTTTGCCGTCCTTCATCACTCGCTGAGGTGCGTGGGTGCGGTACTGCTGCAGCCAGCCGATGTTGACGTCTTGCAGGTAGGGGTTGGCGATCGGATCGGTTTGCGCGGCGGCGGAGGTGCCGTTGAAGCCAATCATCATGCGGTCCAGCGCCTGCTGGCGAACGATGACATCCCGCACCATGGACTGGAAGTTGGGGAACTTGGCCCAGGCATCCAGCTTCGCGTAGCCCAGGTGGGTGTCGAATTCGGTCATTCGGCACTCGTAGCCCTGGGCATCCAGCGTGGTGAGGTCGCGGGTTTTACGGTCCTGGTTGGCGACGTTGGTGCGGGCGGCGATGGGGCCGGTAACGCCGAGGGCGAGCTTTTCGCCTTTCAGCTCATCGACGCGACCATATTGATGCGCGAAAGGAAGTCGCTGGATTCCTGAATGCGCTTTTCCAGCCGCTGCTGGATGGTCGGGTCGACAGCGAATTTCTGGGTGGCGTCTGGGACGCCGTTGAGCTTCGCCACCTGGGCGGCGAAGTTGTTGAAGTGCTTACGGGTATCGTTACGCATGGGCGTCTCTTAGCAGTCGGTTTCGATGTCGGTGTCGCCGCCGGTGGCAGGCGTGCGGGCCGGGCGGTTGGGGGGTGCTGTCGAGCTGGGTGTAGAGCGCGTCGAACTCTTTTTTCAGGGTCTCGTGGTCGCTTTTGAGCTCATTGAAGGCGGCTTGCGTGGGGCGCTTTTTCAGGGCGTCGCTGAGTGCCTGGTGTTTTTCCACAAACAGGCTGAGGGTCTCTTCCAGCTCGCTGCGGAAGGCTTCGAAACCGGCGGCGCTTTTTGGCGTCCTGCTTTTTGAACAACGCTTTGACCCGCTCGGCCAGCGTGGGGCCTTGCTCGTGCGGCGCTTCGCTAAACGAGAGGTCGGTTTCCAGCGCTTCGGAAAAGAGGTTTTCCGGGCGCTGTTTGCGGGCGGCCAGCGGTGAGTTTTTGCCCTCAGAAGCGCTGAACTTGAGCATGGAAGTGCCGAGTGAGGCGGGGGGAGTCGGTGACCGCCAGCCCGACCAAGTAGGCTTCGCCAGTGTCGGCAAAGTCGAGGTCGATCTCCATGGAGGTGTAGACCTTCTGGCGTTTTTTCGACCATGGCCTTGAGTTCGTCGGTGGGGTCGATCTCAGCAAACAGACCGAGCTTGCGTCGTCGTCTGCCTCGGTTTTGAGCGCGGTCACGTCGCCGTAAGCTTTGAAGGGGCCTTCCGGCAGCAGGCCTTTGATGTGTTCCATATTGACCCGGCAGCCGTACTTGGCGGGGTCGAAGTTGGCGGCCATTTGGGTGAGCCATTCGGCGCTGATGGTGCGGCCATCGGTGGTTGCGCCTTCTTTTGCGATACGGTGCCAGGGCATGGTCGGGCCTCGGTGAGTGGGTGGGCGTTTGGCTGCGGTCAGGTTCCCCGCAGTGGGGCCTTGGCTCAATGAGGGCTGGGTGTAAGTGGTGTTACTTACATCGGGCGGGGCAATCGTGACTGTGCCTGCGCGGGTACGCTGGCGGCATGACAGCCCAAGCTCCGATTGACGACGACCAGCACCGACTTTCCGCCCGCCATCTCTATTGGATGGGGTGGCGGATTGCGCGCATTTCCGAGTTCCTGGATTTACCACGGGCCACCGTGGATTCGTGGAAGAAGCGCGACGCCTGGGACGAGGCCACGCCGACCCAGCGGGTAGAAGGGGCGCTGGAAGCGCGCCTGGTGCAGTTGATTTGGAAGGAACAAAAAACGGGGAATGAGTTTAAGGAGATCGACCTGCTGGGCCGCCAGATCGAGCGGCTGGCTCGGGTGCATAAGTACCAGGGCAGCGGGAAGGAAGCCGACCTGAACCCCAACATCGAGCGCCGCAACGAGGGGCCGAAGAAGAAGCCCGCCCGTAACGATGTGGGCGATGAGGGGGGTGATTCAGATTGTCGAGGCGTTCGAGGCCTCGCTACTCGACTATCAGCGCGATTGGTATCGGGCGAAAGAAACCGAAGCTATCCGCAATATTCTCAAGAGTCGCCAGATTGGCGCGACTTGGTACTTTGCCCGTGAAGCGATCGCTGACGCCCTTGAGACGGGGCGAAACAAGATATTCATGTCCGCGAGTAAAGCCCAGGCGCATATCTTCAGGAATTACATTGTGCGCTTCGTTTTTGAAACGACCGGCGTTGAGCTAAAGGGCGACCCGATCATTCTCGCCAACGGTGCCGAGCTGCACTTTTTGGGTACTAACGCCAAGACGGCGCAGGGCTATCACGGTGATACCTACCTGGATGAGTACTTCTGGATTCACGGCTTCGAGCAATTCCAACAAGTGACGTCCGGTATGGCGATGCAGAAGCGGTGGCGGGAGACCTACTTTTCCACGCCATCATCGGTCACTCATGAAGCCTATCCGTTCTGGACGGGCAGCCACTTCAACGAAGGGCGCCCCAAAGCTGACCACATCAAAATAGACGTGTCCCACGGTGCCTTGTCGGGTGGCCGTCGCTGTGAAGATGATCACTGGCGGCAGATCGTAACGGTTGAAGATGCCGTGGCCCGCGGCGGTGACATCCTGCTCGATATTGACAAACTCCGTCGCAAATATAGTCCCGATGCCTTCAATAACCTGCTGATGTGCGAGTTCGTGGACGATACGCAAAGCGCATTCCCGCTGGCGATGATGCAGCGCTGCATGGTGGATAGCTGGGATGCCTGGCGGGATCTGAAACCCTTCGCGCCTCGGCCGTATGGCGAGCATCCGGTATGGATCGGTTACGACCCGGCGGGGGATGGTGAAGATGGCGATGGGGCAGGGTTGGTGGTGGTCGCGCCGCCGAAAACCGCTGATAGCAAGCACCGCATTCTGGAACGCCACCGCCTCAAGGGCCGCGACTATGAAGCCCAGTCGGAATTTATCCGCAGCGTGACCCGCCGCTATAACGTGACGTTTATCGGTATCGATACCTCGGGCCTCGGTGAAGCCGTGGCCCAGCTGGTGGCGAAGTTCTTCCCCACTGTGACCCGGTACCGCTACACCCCGGAAATGAAGTCGCGCCTGGTGATGCAGGCGCAGCAGATCATCAATAAAGGGCGGCTTGAATTTGACGCTGGCTGGGTGGATCTCGCCCAGTCGTTTATGGCGATCCGTCGGGAGCTGACCGCCTCCGGACGCCAGATGACCTACACCGCAGGGCGCAATAACCAGACCGGCCACGCTGACCTGGCGTGGGCGACCATGCACGCCTTACACAATGAGCCTCTTGATGGCCCCGCCGACCATGGCACGGGCCGTTCCCTAATGGAGATGTACGGATGAGCGACGCGGCAGCAAAGCCACGGGTGCGCGTGCCCGCTTACGTGACAGACACCGACGAGACCACGGCCGCGCCTGCCAAAGCGGAGGCGTTTAGCTTCGGCGAGCCGACGCCGGTGATCGATGGGTACGATTTTTTCTATACCGGCTGTTGGATGCTGGGCAATGAGTGGTACGAGCCGCCGGTGGATTTTCCCGCGCTGGCCCAGACCTACCGGGCCACGGCGCACCACGGCTCGGCCATTCAAGTGAAGCGCAATATCCTGGTGCGCTCGTTCATTCCCCACCCGCTGTTAAGCCGCCAAGCGTTTAGCGCGCTGGCCACCGACTACCTGGTGTTTGGCAACTGCTACCTGGAGCGGATCTTCGGTCGCTTGGGGAGACTGCTGGCATTGAAGCCTGCGCGGGCGAAATACGTTCGCCGCGGGGCGGATCTAAAGCGCTATTTCTGGGTGCCCAACTGGTCGGAGCGCAGCGAGTTCGACGAGGGCAGCATCATCCACTTGTTGGAGCCAGATATTAACCAGGAGGTGTACGGCGTGCCTGATTACCTGGGCGCGCTGCAGTCGATCTTCCTGAATGAGAACGCCACGCTGTTTCGGCGCAAGTACTACCTGAATGGCTCCCACGCGGGGTTTGTGATGTACGTTTCCGACGCTGCCCACAACCAGGAAGACATCGACGCCATGCGCACCGCGCTGAAGGAGTCAAAGGGCGTGGGCAACTTCCGCAACCTGTTCCTGTACAGCCCCAACGGCAAAAAGGATGGCATTCAGATCATCCCGATCAGCGAGGTCGCCGCCAAGGATGACTTCGCCGCGATCAAGAACATTACCCGCGACGATCAGCTCGCCGGCCACCGCATCCCCCCCGCAGCTGATGGGCATCATCCCCAACAATACCGGCGGTTTCGGCGACGTGGAGAAAGCCGCCAAGGTTTTCGTCACCAACGAGCTGGAGCCGGTGCAGGCGGTATTCAGTGAGATCAATGATGTGCTGGGGGGAGGAGGTGATTCGGTTTCGGGAGTATTCGTTGGCTTCTGCTAGCCATGGGCCAGCAGAGCCAACAGCTTAAAGAGAACGGGCCTGCATGCAAGCAGGCCTTATTGGTTAGCAGCTTTTTTGCGGTAAGTCTTTTGCAACGTGGCGAAGAAACGCGAGTTTTCCTCTTTCACGTCTTTGTATCGCCACAGCTCATCGTAGTTGGGCTTTAGTGATTGAAAATCATCGGAATCTAACAGCTGATGAGTTAGCTCTATGGCTAACTCATCCAATTTGAAGGGGGGAGGTACATTTTCGCCCATGCCTTTGGGCATCGTGACTGCCAGGGTGCTGTATCCATCTGGGTCGGCGACAGCTCCATTGGGTATTACCTTGTCTACCTGCATCCATTCAGCATAAAGTCCTGATCGTTTATCGGGAGTTCCATCCCCTTTAGCTATCCAATACAGCAGCCAATCGCCTTCTTGAATATCATCACTCTGAGCAAAGTCGAGGTAGTCTGAAAAAGAAAACGTAAGGGTCGTCGCTCATTTCAGGTACTGCCTCTCGGACTACCTGGGTGTTTATTTTTTATTCTAGAGGCATGGACACCCCATACAAGAATGATTCTTTCCGATCCGTGGTGCCAGTTGGCTAGGTTGGGAGTTTTCCGGTTGCCTGCTTCATTTGGTTTGACTCCGCCGCGCTGCATGCGCTGCCATTTAGACCATAGCTTTTTGACCATCATTAGCTGCTTATCGCGATGTTCGACAGCCCCTACTTTGAACTCTTCAAATAGCGCTTTTGCACTGTGTACATACTGGTCACCTTCAAGATAAACGGCCGCTTCGTTGAGCCCACCCCCCGAAGCCGTTATGGCTTAGGTTGGGGCTGCCCATGAGGCATGCGCCTTCGCCAATGTACAGTTTTGGCGTGTAACCTCTCGCTGAAATAGACTTTGTAATCATGCTCTGTCGATTTAGCGAGTAACTCATCTAATGCGCCTGGGTAAGAGCCAATCGTGGGAGAGACGACGATCTCTTCCAGCGAATCAAGGTTGGTAAGGTACTTCTTCCAATCCTGTCCAAGGTAGGCAACTGCAACGTGTGTTGGAGATAGTCCATCCAGTTTGCCTTGTAGTTCATTAGGAGCCGCCATCAGCATTGCTTCACCCTTCCTTAGTTCCCTTTGTCGAATCCCAACCATACCAGAAAAGACAGCTCTGTCAGCGGGAGCGTCAGCCCGCGCCACCCCACGGCGCGCCGTCGACTCCCCCGCCCCCGCCTGCGCGCTAAACCTGTGTGTTTTTTATGCACCCATGCACATGCCGCTAAACCGCGCCGTTACTAGGGCCTGCGGCCAAATTCCGTACGTCCATTTTCATGCGGAATCATGCGAATTTCTTCAAACAGAGGATGGTGTGATTTCACAGATGGAGTAGGGCATAGAAGCAAGGGGGTATCGGAAAAAGGTAACCTGGGTGATCTGCCTCTTATTTATCCATAAGTCACTGATTTTATGTTGATTATCGATTACCCCCAAAAGGTAATAAAAGGTGATGTAAAAGGTAATTTTTGAGTAACTTGTTGATAGTAAATGATTTTTTATAAATGAACAATTCACCTTTATAAAAGGTAATGTGGTTACCTATTGATCACCTTTTTATTACCTTTTGAACGACTGTTTTAATTCATTTATTTTCAGAAGGTTAGGGGTTTTTCGTGAGGTTGATTACCTTTATTACCTTTTTTCCGAGACCCCCAAACATTCCCGCCAACCCTGCACATGTGACGTGCGCACGCACGTGATAATGACGTTGCTGCCAAAAAGCTCGGGAACAAAACTGGGAATGCCTTGGTGCTGTCAGTCGCGATAGGTCATAATAGAATCAGTCAGTTAGACAGTAGAAGGGAGGTCAGTGTGGTTTCGAATCCCTCCCTCTCCGCCAAGAATATAGATTAAGCCGCTGATTTCAGCGGCTTTTTTTGTTTTTATAGTTTTATCAGTCCCCCAATTAGTCCCCCCAGCGCTCCCAGGTGGTAGGAGAGTGCGTCTCGGCTGTCTTGCTACTGCCGTTGTCCGATAATCGCCAGCCGATGATCTCGCGTGTATAGCAGTCAATGATGACCGTTAGGCTACCTATCCTTACTACACCATAGTGTGACAAGTCGGTTGCCCAACGCTCATCCGTCCTTGAGGAAGCTGACGGTAGGCTCCTGGCTCAAGACCGAAAGTCTTGAGGCCGCTTGCGTAACTGCCAAACCTTCAGTCGAAAGATGTGCTGTATAGGCTTGCGGTTCACACTCCAGACGGCGATAGCCGTAAGTAGGAGAGTGCTCCAAGGCTAGTTTTACTTGGCTGACCAGCTCAGTATTGATCAAGCTGGGTTGGTTTATAACGTCCTCCTGATGGCTGCACTATAACCTGTGCAGCTACGAAGGGGGCACTTCAATAGTTCAAGGGTAATCTAAAAATACTTTTTGGAATTTAATGGCTTCACCTTTTTTCACAGTATTGATGTTATTGCTTTGATTGCTATGGTTTTCATGGGACTCAGCAGTGGATTATCACTAACCCAGCCAATAGCCTCAACCAACGCTAAATAGGAAATCGAATTAATTGTGAATCGCCAATGACGTTCTAGGCCATCGTGCGGACTTTAGTGTTATTTTTTGATACCACCAGGAGCGTGTATTTGCATTTTTTAAAGTGAGCGATAAGGTGGTCTTAGTAAGGGCTTCTGTATTCTCCATAGAAGTTAAAAGAGCTTGGTTTTTTTCTCTGAAACCTCTAGCTAAATATTGAGTTTGACCATGATGCGTTAAAATAGAATTAAAACTTTTTATTTACACTTCTTGAACTGCGATTTTTGTTAATTTTGCCTTGTCTGGTACGTGCTCATCACGTTAATAAGAGCCCTCCGTTAATCAAGTTGTAATAAGCCGAACTGTGTTTGCTCTGTGGAATTTCACGAAATAGGCAGTCTTTATGTTTAGGTTGATGTAAGTGTTAAGTGTGACGATACTACTGAATTTCAGGTTGCCATCTTAAAGTTTTAATGATTGGCGTTTTTTTAGTAGTAGTAAAAGCCATATTTACAACCTTTTTCTAAGGCTTTTTCAAGTGTTTCAGGGTTTATAGAGCCGTCAGGAGACTGCATGATAGAGATTGTAGTTGCTAGCTCTGTAACGCGTTCTCTGACTAATTTAAAATAAATGGTGCGTAGGTTAAAGTCTTTAGATGGATCTCCTCCATTCTTCAGTACTTCAAGGCTACAGCGGTGGTTGATTTCGTTCATCAATTCATCGATCAAACTATCCACGTCACTTTGATGTATATATTGTTGTGCTACATCTAAAAAACGAATCGCTTAAATTGCTGGTTTCTTTAGCTATAAAATTCTTTTTTCCCAGCGCCTCGTTAATAAGATCGCTGAGTGTTTGTGCTTGAGACTGTTTACGCTTTTTTCGCTAAAAAGCTTTAGTTGCTTTATTTTTTTTCTCTGGGATTTGAAGAGAGACTGGGTTGCCATTCTTCTTACGGTATTGGTACGTATTCCAGGCTCCTTTCATTTGCCTGCTGGCTTCTCGATATTCAGCTTCATCAGGAAGCTTCTTCAAGCTTTTAGCCATCTCAACATAACCGTACTCAGCAGGCGGTTTTACCGAAATGAAAGCCGTAGAACCTTTGAAAAATCTTACGCGCCAAGTAACTAGCTATCCACTCCAGCTGAGCAGGATCACGAGTTACGATCCAATCGAAAGGTTGAGTCATGAACAATTTCCACTAGTGAATTAGATATATCTAATTTTTTTTGAGTCGGCTGTCACATGTCAAATACATTGTACACATGCAATGTACGGTTTCAATGGTTAATTACAATGTAATAGAACAACGTAAAAAAAATGAATCGGTAAAAAGTCCGTGAAATCGGATTTTTATTTTTTTGTAGAATGCCGTAAGCTGCATGCTATGCACACATCCATTCTGACCTACAAGAACGCTCGCCTAACGCCCCGAAGAACGATGGCTACTGATGCAGTGGGCGTCTGTGATAGGCGCTGACCAGAGCTTTGATGGCACTTTGAAGGATCTCTTCATGAGCTAGGCATGACGTATGCGCAAGGCCGTCGAGCCTGGGGGTTGTCTCATAAAAAAAACACGGAGAAAGGCAAAACCAGTTTATTGAGATTGAGCGCCTACCTATTAAAGGACCAGGACGGCCAGCGGCACGTTATCGTTTATCAGCAAAGTTTGTGAAAGAACTACAGAAGTATCCGTTGTCTTCTACACACCACGTAGAAGAAATAGCCACACTTACCCAAACGACCCTACTATCTGCTGAAAAATAAAAACTAAGGATCTGGTAAGAGATGGACGTCGCCGCCGTTCAAGGTTGACCTTGCCTAACCGGTGGCTATTAATGGTGTTGCTAGCTCATGCTGATACGCCAGGTGTGATAACCAGCCTTGGAATATCAACAATACGTCACCTCACTGGGATGTCACGCTCCCGCATAGATAGGCAACTGAAGAAGTTTGTCGATTTAGGTATCGTTGCTCACCATGAGCCAGGGCGATACTCACACCAAGCTAAAAAAACGCAAAAACCTCTATTTATCTGCTTGATTTAGCCCACCCCTCATTTGGAAAAACACACAAGAACGCCCATTACAATTGTGTCGCCGCCTTCAAGCACCAAACCCGAGGTAACGGAATCAACAAAAGGTGAAATAAAAAAGAACGGAGTTAGTCGGTGGAATAGTGGATGCAGTGATGACTGCAGGGGTATGCAGCTTGCAAATCGAAGCATTGTTGAAGGAGTACAATGCCAACAAGGGTTCTGATAGTACCGTGTCAGACGATACTAAGGATGAATCAAAAACGAGAGCATGATCCTTATCGCGAGGCTAAAAAAATACCAAGAGAGATACAACGAAATCAAAATGGTTTTTTGACCTGGCGCTATCAATGCTGCCAAGCACACGTTATCTAGAAGGTGGCGTTGAAGAACTGCTTAAGCGCTACGATGTGGAGGATGCAAACTGGTTACTTACCAGTATTCATATCGATACTTGTCGTCTGCTAACTTCCTCCTGGAATGAATTGAAAGAAGGTAGTTCCGGGCCTGAACAGCCACAACATGACGTTATAGTGGCGACTGCTCGTCGTTTAGGCATAACGCCTGAATATGTGATCGAAGCGAAACCTGAGCAGGAGTCAGAATGGGCGTCTGAAAAAGCAGACAACTATACAAAGGCCTTGGACGATAAGCCTCCCACAGTAGAACCAATAACAGAACAATTCTCTTATCACCCCTTGGCGCTACTGTTTTATGCCCTGTCACATCACCTAGCCAAACAGCTTCAGCGTGACATCATCCGTAATGGACACGGAGACGACGAAGCAATGACCTACATGCTTGTGCCTGTTTTTCCCAATTCACCTAACGGCTCGACCTTACCCGCGTTTTCAACTACGTAGCTATGGCCTGCGTTCCGAAGATGCCGATAAAGAGCCAACGACCACTATATCCCCGCAGCCCTGTCAGCGAGGATCTAAAAAACCTATTGGCAAACACATCATCAGGATTGCCTTTCAGCCATCAAAGATGAGACAGATGATGCCACAGAGTCTGACGTTCAAGAGCCTAGCGACGCATAACCACCAGTCGCTAAGGCCACTCTCCAATTAAAAAAATACTCACCTGCCTCATCTCATGAACGAATAACAGGAGTTCGTCATGAGCAATCGATTAATCCGCATCAAAGACGTCATGGATCGCACTGGGCTGGCTAGATCGACGGTCTACAAGTACATCAGCCTTGGGCAGTTCCCTCAGCCCATCAAGCTGGGCACTCGGGCTGTTGCCTGGGTCGAGCGTGAAGTGGAAGCCTGGATCTGCGAAAGCATCCAGCGCAGGGATGAAGCAGTGCTGAAGTAACTCAACCTTTCCTCATTTAATTGAAGAGTGATGATTCGCTAACGGCGACTCACTCCCACCAGCAACCATCAGTAACTATCGGTCACTACCCATTCCCAAGAACCTTGTTTAATTATTATTAGTCAAATCAATTAGTTAAATCAAAGGGTGATGGGAGGGGCATCAAGCCCCGTACCTGAGTAGCGAGCGAAAAAGGTAGCCATCCACACGTATCCGTCTCAATGAATCCAGCCTCCGCTGGAGGCTTCGTCGTGCCTGACATACATGCTCATGCCTCCGAAGGCATGGGTCGATCTCACTATCGAGGTAATTAAAATGCTTCAACGACACCCATCAAACGCTAATTTGTGCTTGAACGCTGCTCCTACCTTCAACGGGCTTGCTCTCCAAGTAAAACATCTCCCAATGGCCGATGAATACCTTCAGGCCCTTTACAATACAATGCACAAGGCTCTCGCTGACTACCCTCGCGTGCTAGCCTTCAGAGTCGATCCTGTCATTCCCACAACGATAAGCGACCGGATGAGGCCGGAGGACCACAAAGGCCTTATCGCAAGGTTCATCGCTTCCTTTAAAGCGATTATCAAACATGATCGTGAGAGTAAACGCCAAGCTGGCTGGGTGCCTGACACTAAGGTGCGCTACGTGTGGTGCCGGGAGGTTGGCCTTAACGGCAAGCCGCACTATCACTTCTTCTTCCTACTGAATCGTGACGCGTATCACATGCCAGGTAAGGCAGGCTCTCAAAAACGAGAACCTTATCAGCCGGGTGTCACGTGCTTGGTACAGCGCGCTGGGAATCACGTGGAACCCTCAAGAGCCATGGGTACACATACCTGTTAACCCGTACTACTGGATCGACCGAGGTGACCTGACTAGCTTTGAGCAGGCTTTCACACGCGCTTCGTATCTCTGCAAAGCGAATACAAAGCAGTATGGGCTAGGTGTACGAGCCTTTGGCACCAGTCGCCACTGAAGGCCTCATGATGATCATTGAGCAAAGCTGCTAAGCAGCGCTTTGCCCCCCATGCCCTCACACCGCTAAACTCGGCTCACTCTTTTGTGGGGGCTAGGTATCCGCCATACCCACGGTTACTGCCATACATGGAATCATCAATGAGCCACACCGTTACGCTGCAACAGCTGGAATCCTTCTTATGGGAAGCCGCCGATATTCTGCGCGGCAATATGGATGCGTCCGAATACAAGGATTACATCTTCGGCATGATGTTCTTGAAACGTCTTTCGGATGCCTTCGAGGAAGCCCAGGAGTCGGTAGTTGCGTATTACCTCAGCAAAGGCAAAAGCGAGGCTCAGGCCCGTGAGCTGGCCAACGACGAAGACGAGTACGACAAAACCTTCTACATCCCGCCGGTTGCGCGCTGGGGTGCCATCAAAGACCTGAAGCACGACATTGGCGCGGAGCTGAACAAGGCCACCGAAGCGATTGAAGAACACAACGCCACGCTAGAAGGCGTGCTCGTGTCCATCGACTTCAACATCAAGAACAAGCTCTCTGATAAGAAGCTGCGGGATCTGCTCAGCCATTTCAGCCGCTACCGGTTACGCAACCAAGATTTCGAGCGGCCTGACCTGCTGGGCACGGCCTACGAATACCTGATTAAGATGTTCGCCGACAGCGCCGGTAAAAAAGGCGGCGAGTTCTATACGCCCTCTGAAGTGGTGCAGCTACTGGTATCGCTGCTCAAGCCTCACGCAGGTATGCGTATTTACGACCCCACTGCGGGGTCAGGCGGGATGTTGGTGCAAACCCGCAATCATCTAGCCACCAATGGCGAGAACCCGGCCAACCTATCGCTTTTCGGCCAGGAGATGAACCTGAACACTTGGGCTATCTGCAAGATGAACATGTTCTTGCACGGTGTTTACAGTGCCGATATTCGCAAGGGCGACACACTAGGCGATCCGCAGCACACCCAAGGCGGAGAGCTGATGACCTTCGACCGAGTATTGGCCAATCCGCCGTTCAGCTTGAAGAAGTGGGGAAAGGAAGAAGCCGATAACGATCCCTATGGCCGCTACCCCTACGGCACGCCGCCGAAAGATTCCGGCGACTTGGCCTTTGTGCAACACATGATCGCCAGCCTAAATGCCGAAGGCATGATGGGCGTGGTGATGCCCCACGGCGTGCTGTTCCGGGGTGCCAGTGAAAAAGCCATCCGTCAGGGCATCTTAAACGACGACCTGCTAGAAGCGGTGATTGGCCTCCCACCGGCGCTGTTCTACGGCACGGGCATTCCCGCCAGCCTGTTGATCATCAACAAGCAAAAACCAGCCGAACGCAAAGGCAAAGTGCTGTTTATCAACAGCGAGCTGGAATATGAAGAAGGCAAGAACCAGAACAAGCTGCGCCCGCAGGATATCGAGAAGATCGTTGCTACCTTTGACGATTACGCCGAGATCAAGCGCTACTCAAGAGTCGTCACCCTGGCGGAGATTGCCGAGAACGACTACAACCTGAACATTCGCCGCTACGCTGATACCAGCCCACCGCCGGAAATCTTCGATGTGCGTGCCATTCTGCACGGCGGCATCCCCCGTGCGGGAAGTGGAAAGCGAGTATATCCGCGAAGAAATCCTGATGGCGTTTGACGTGAGCTGCGTATTTGATCGCCGTGATGAGGCCTACTACGACTTCAAACCTGCCATCGACAGCAAAGAGCAGCTGCGTGAGATTGTCCAGCAAGCAGCGGCTGATGCTGACAACAGCGCTGCCATTATTAGCCAGCTAGAACGCTGGTGGGATAAGTACAAGGTCTCGCTGCACGAACTGGATGCCGAAGTTGCGAAAGCAGAAAGCGTAATGAAGGGTTACCTGAAGGAGCTGGGGGTATGAGTAACAGAGTGCCTGAAGAATGGGAAGCCGCCAGCCTTCGAGAGCTTTGTACGTTTTCTGGTGGGAGTGCTTTCAAGGAAAAGTATCAAGGTAGAAGAACAGGTGAATATCCTTTTATTAAAGTCAGCGATATGAACATCGCTGAAAATCAGCGTTTTATTACTAAAGCAAATCATTGGATCGATCAAAAAAATAAGAACTGAAGCGAAAGTCAAACTTTTTCCGCCAGCTGCAGTGGTATTTGCGAAAGTAGGAGCTGCCTTGTTATTAAATCGGCGCCGTATACTTACTCGCGAAACTGCCATTGATAACAACATGATGGCTGCAATACCGAAAAAATGATGACGACAACTTCCTTTATTACGTTCTCCAAGAAGTAGACCTTGGAGAAATTGTTCAGGGCGGTGCAGTACCTTCTGTGAATCAATCGCAGATGGAAGATGTGCCAACACTGATACCCCCCACTCCCCGAACAAAAAAAAAAATCGCCGCCATCCTGTCATCTGTCGAAGAGGTGATTGAAAAAAACACGCGCCCAGATCGACAAGCTGAAAGACCTGAAAACCGGCATGATGCAGGAGCTTCTGGCCAAGGGGATTGGTCATACGGAGTTCAAAGATTCACCGGTAGGGCTGATACCGATGAACTGGGAAGTTAGTCCACTGATATCAATTTGTAATCGTATTACTGATGGCACTCATCAAGCGGTAAAAAACTTCGGATTATGGCAAAATTCCATTTCTTTATGTGTCATGTATTCGAAATGGAGAAATTTTTATGGAGTAAGGCTTCAGCCTTAACTGAAAGCGGCTACGAAATTGCGTCAAAAGGAAGAGTTGCATGCCCTGGAGACATTCTTTATACGGCAGTGGGGTCATACGGCCATGCTGCATTAGTAGAGACTGATAAACGTTTCAGCTTTCAGCGACACATAGCCTTTATTCAACCAGACAAAAGCGTCGTTGATCCCTACTTTTTAGTCTCAGTATTGAACAGCACTACTGGCCGATCTCAAGCTGATACGCTCGCAATTGGTAATGCTCAGTTGACAGTCACACTAGGGGATTTAGGTACCTTCATGATCCCAATTCCACCAATTCACGAACAGAAGAAGGTTTCTAAAATTATTAAGTCAATTGTGAACAACATTCGTGAGTATGAAGCGAAACTTGAGGCCTCACTTCACATTAAAAAAAGCCCTGATGCAAGACCTGCTCACCGGCAAAGTTCGCGTTAATGTAGAGGCACGCGAGTTAGCCGACGCCTGATTTCCCCTCCCATTATCCCCCTCTCAATGAGTTGACAGGTCTTAATTTTAACCCATACTTGTCAACTCAACTATTCCTCATCAAGGTGCCCCCTCATGCTGCATGATCGTTTGCATCGTGCGCGTGTCCTCAAGAACATGACCCTGCAGCAGGTGGCCGACCAGCTGGGGGGACATTACCAAGCAGGCTCTGTCTAAATATGAGCAAGGCAAGGACGCGCCCAATTCCACTCGCTTAATCCAGCTCGCCG